TTACTTTGCTTTACGGAAAAGGTCGTCCATGGCGTCAGCGCTGGTTCGGGCCAGTTTTTCGGTGACGTGTTCATAGAGGTTCTGGGTAATTGAGACATCGCTGTGGCGGAGCTGGTGGCTTACCAGTTTTATATCAACTCCCTGGGCAAGGAGCAGGGTGGCGGCTGTGTGGCGGAGGTCGTGGACTCTGAGGTGGGGGAAGTTATTTGCTTTGAGGAGTTTCTGGAAGCAGTGGTAAATATAGCTTGGTTCGCATGGGCTGCCATCTTCGTGGCAGAGGACAAGGTCATTATCCTTGTAGCACTGGCCAAGGAGGATGCGGTTTTTGTTCTGCCAGAGTTTCATGCGGTGCAGGGCGTCGGAGACTATGGAGGGGATGCAGATGGGGGCGGCGGATGCGTCGGTTTTTACTTTATCCATTACCAGGGAGGATTTCTGTCCGTGGAAAACCTTGTAGTAGGTGCCGCCTGCAAGGATGTCGTTGTCTTTACGGCTCATGCTGTGCCGGATGTAAAGGATATTGGCGTCCAGGTCCACATCTGCCCATTCCAAGGCGCACATCTCTCCACGGCGAAGACCGGCCAGGGCGCCAAGGCAGATGACAAGGTGGTTGATGGGGACGCTGTCTTTGGATGTGATGTCAAGAAGCTGCTGCACTTCGTCGATGGTGGCCACTTTGGCGGGGGACGGGGTGGGAGATGGTGGATCCACGGCTTCGCAGGGATTGACTGCAATCAGTTTCCATCGGACTGCTGACTTCAGTGCTACTTTCAGTACCCTGTATTCAAGCCGGATGCAGGTGTGGGACGTTCCGGCGGCCAGTTCTTCTTTGATGTACTTTTCAAGGATTTCAGGAGTGATCCGGTTCACTTTCATGTTGCCCAGGGAGCGGCATATCTTATTGGAAACATATTTATAGTTTTCATAGGTGGCGGGCTTCCGGCTTGGCGGCTTGACGCAGACATCCATCCATTGGTCGAAGAAAGCACGCAGGGTGGGGATGTCTTTTTCCGCTTTTACTTTGATAATGCCTTCGGTGGCCTTGTATTCGATATCCTTTTCAATCCGTTTCGCTTCCCTGGCGGAAGGGGTGCCGGTGGAAATCCATTTCTTTTTCCATTTATTCCCTTCTTTATAGTTCAAGACGACATACCAGATTTTACCTTTTTTCTGTAACATAAAAATCAGCTCCTTTAGTAAATTCGGGGCTGATTTGCTATAATAGTAGAGTAATCAGCCCTTGCTGGGAAATAGATTACAACCGACCGCAAAGCTTGTCAGAGCCTGCGGCCGCCAGCCTCATCCATATGGCGGTATGGGTGGGGCTATTTATTTTGGAGAATTTGGCACTCTTACTTTAGCCATTCCTTAAAATCTTTATTCCATGGTATAATAAACCATCAGGAATCGATACAAGGAAGAGGTGATTTGTATGATCAATCATATTGAAAACTATCTTGATTGGCTTCGAAAGAACATGAAAGAAGAAGTGATCAAGAAAGGACTGGTAGAAATTACTATGCCTTTTTTGGACCGTCATAATGATTATATACAAATTTACCTCCAAACCATTGCGGATGGCAGATATCGCGTCACGGACCTTGGGTATACAGTTGATGACCTGGAAATGTGCGGAGTTGATATTACTACCGGTAAAAGATATGAAATACTGAGGAGAACATTGAATGTAATGGGGGCTCAGTTTGACAATAAGTCCAAAGAGCTTTACATAGAATGCGACGGCTCCAAATTGGCAGAAGCACAGCATGCTCTTATCCAGTGCATGCTGGACGTAAACGATTTATTCTATCTCTCCAGTGAATCAGTATTCAATATTTTCTACGAAGATGTGAAGAAATATTTCTCTGAAAGCAAGATCTTCTACACACCTGATATAAAAATCACAGGACGATCCGGGCTTAACCATCATTTCCCCTTTGTACTTCAAGAAAATACAAATCAGCCGGAACGGCTTGTCCGAATATCCAGCAACCTTACCAGGGCGGAGGCGGAACGGTTCATGTTTGTGTGGGATGATATCTATAAGATGAGGCCGAAATCTAATCTGATTATTCTTGTCAATGATACGGCTAAAGTAAATAAAAATCTTATGACAGGAATGACAAGATTCAATTCCAGTATTGTCCCCGTCCGCTGGTCAGAAAGAGATGAAAAGAAGAACCTGTTTGCTTAATTAATGAATATCAAGAGGTATTTGAAAGAGCGGATAGTTAGTGAAATTGCACAATTTGCAGAAATAATTGAATCTGGCCTCCTGGTCCATTGATATGAGCTTTTTAAAATCGAAATTACATTTAAGGATGTTATTTAACTCCTCAGAATCCAGTGGATAAGCCCAGGCATCATTGTACCCTTCCTGATAGATGTGGAGATGAGTACCGGGAATGATGGTATCATCCGGGTTTTTATGAGGCTTGGTATCAATATCAAGGCGAAGCATTAAGATGGTTTTCTTGGCTCTCTGCTGATATGTAATTCGGGTTAAAGTACACCGCTTCCTGTTAATATCCATCAAGTATTTCTCTTTCGTGGAAATTCCAACCGCGGGTAGAGAAACGGATTCATTTTCAGCTGGGAAAATAGCATTTGTATCCTCAAATAACTTTTCCTCACCGAATAGTTTTAAAAAATCGGTATTTGAAAGTAGAACTTTGGATTTACTCAAAATAACCTCCCGCCGCCTTTTCGGGCGGCTTTTTATTTTACAGTCGCAATGTAAGCAGCAGTGTGCCTGCAATGTGACAGTAATGTGATAAATATAAAACGGACATTTATATTAATGACTCACTTTACACATACCTCATTGAAAATTAATCCAAAATTGGTTGGACTGGTAAAACTTGGAATATGCGCAATTTCCTCTGTAGAAGAGTCTAATTTTATATCAGAGGAAATACTTTGCGTGAACTTATCATTATAAAATTTTTGATAAGAATTTGGATTGGTAAGAATTGTATCGTGGCTATAGTCTATTAACTTCAAACGCAGAAAATTTTCAATCATGGGTTGTATTTCTTCAGGAGTAAATAATGTCGAGTCCAGAGCAAAATAATATGTAATGATATCGGTACCTGCTTCTTGCAAACGGATAATATTATCTTTATGTAAAGAGAAATGGTAAATATTCATATATTTAGATTTTTTCTGCTTTCTGATCCGACAAAATGGCATGAACTGCTCCAGAATCGGAATAGTTTTTAAAAATAAAGCTTCACGTGGGGAAAGTTGTTTGATTATTTCAACAAAGGCGGGATGTACAGAAGAAACAGTCTTCTTGTTCATCGATTTGGCTAAAAGATTGGCATATAGGTCTCTTAACTCCTCCTCGTCCGTATAGGAGTTGGCGATGATGGCAGGCACTGCTATTCTTTTATTAGGTGAAACGATTTTATCAGTTGGGACATTGTTCAATTTTTGAGCGATTTTATCAGATAACTTATTAGTGTTTTCTTCGCCAGCAGCTGCCCAAGCTCGTAAGGGAGACATAATTCGATTTACAACCATTCCTATAGTTTCAACTGCTTTACCGATTTGAACGGCACCCGGATGCAGAGCATCGGTGTATAATTGCTCTTTTACATTATCCGGAATAGAGGGTAAAATATTGGTAGAGTTATCGTGACTATTTTCCATTTTAAATATCCTTAGAAGTAATAAATAAGATAGGAGGGCCTATGGAATACTTAATACAGGCATTCAGCATCACATTTGGCGTATTACTGGGATTGTTTGCCGCCATTGTCACGATTTTAGTTGCGATATATGGCATTGGCAAAGTTCTCCTGGCCATTGATCCTCCAAAACAAATACACTGATCCGGTAAGCCTGTCCATCCGATAGGCTTATTTTTATTGGGGGAATAAAGGTATTTGAACTGTTCGGAAATCCCGAACTGTTCGGAAATTCCGAAAGGTTGGATTCTTCCGGCGGGCAGGTTACTTCATCCAGGCCAGTTCTTTTGGAATGCCTACCAGGGGGCAGAGGTTGTAGATGCCCATGTCGGGGTGGTCTTCTAAGAATTCATCAGGAAGGAGGAGTTCTACGGCAAACTGGTTGGCTTCCCGTTCAATGCCGGCATTCATCAGGAAGGAGTTGTCGTTAAATGCATGGGTTCCGGCAGTGTGGGCATGGAGGAGGGAGTGGCCCAATTCGTGGGCGCAGACGAAGGGCCAGAGGGATTCGTCGATGTCGCGGTTGATATGAATGAGTGGGGTGCGGTTGAAGCAGGAGAAATAGCCGTACACGCGGCCCAGGTGTTCAAAGAGGATCTGGTACTGCAGGGCGCAGGCGATGCGGAAGGGGTCCCGTGTCTGGTAACGGATTACCAGGTCATTCACCGTCTTTTTAATTTGTGCATGGTTCATAGGATCATCTTATTTCTTGTCTTTGTACTTCTTCGGAGTGAACTTCTTTTTCGCAGTGAGCTTGGAAATGCGGAGGGCATTCTCAAGGGACGCTTTCATGAGCTCACGGGTTTCGGGGTCCATGGGCTCTCCTCCATTATACAAAGCGACGGTGTCATCCTTTGTCATGTCGTCCAAAATATTCTGCAGCCTCACCTGAATGTCCCGTTCATCCCGTTCGTTGAGGGTAGGCGTGAAATTATTAACTGTTACCTTTTGGTCAGTATCCAGCATATTTAAAAATTTGTCTAAATCCATTCCAACAGCGACAGCGATTTTATTGAAGGTCTGAATCGTAGGGGAAATAGGTTTCCCTGTTGAGGGATTTATTCCTTTTTCCAATTGACCGATATACGCTTTACTAAACCCACACATGTCTGCGAAATCCTGCATGGAGAGCTTACGCTCTGCTCTGTACTGCTTTATCCATTCTCCAAGTTTCATAATAGGTACCTCTTTTTCATAACATACTTGTCAAATATAATTTACATTATTTTGTGAAAACTGTCAAACGTATTTGACAGTACAAGAAGTTGTATGATATACTAGACACAATCAATGAGGGAGGTGATAGCATGAGACCAAGAGTCAAAGAAAGACGGCTGGAAAAACACATGTCGCAGACTGAACTCTCCGAAAAGTCGGGAGTATCTAGGCAAGTCATCAATTCAATCGAAAATAATGAAGAGGTGAATACGACAACCAAAACGCTTTCCGCAATTGCGGAAGCTTTGGACTGCACAATTGCAGATCTTTTTACGCCGTAATCGTCTAGTAAATCAGACGAAAAAGGAGGACAAAGATGAGACAGAGAATCTTGAATCCTGAGCAGCTCTATTCGGCGTATCAGCTGGGGCTTGTCCTTCGGCTGTCCGCTGACACCATCAGAAAGATGGCGCGGAAGCATGAAATCCCCTACGTCATGGTAGGCGGTCGGATGCAGTTCTGCGGATGGCAGATTAAAAACTGGATGCAGCAGAATACGGTGCAGCCGGAAGAAAGGACTTGCTGAAAAAAGAGGGAGGCCTAGATGAAGCATAAGTCAGTCATCGCGCTGAGGAGGAAGAAAAAATACGGGCTCCTCATGGGCCCTTTCTTCGGAATCAAGTCCGTCAAGGAAGCGGAGGACGTGGATAAGGCGGCATCGAAATTCGAAGCCATCCTCTTCACCTGCCTCTACCGACAGCCCCGCGGCCATGGCCTCCGCTGGAGGATGAGGGAAAGGGCCAGAAAGATTTCAAAGTAAAGGAAAGAAAGGAAGAGTACACATGAAAATGGAAGAAATGAAAGAAAGAGCAAAATTTATCATCAGAGACTACGAAGAAAGAAAGAAGAGACTGGGCGACAGGATTTCCTACCTGCAGAGCCTTGAAACACTGACCACCGAAGAGGTGGGTGAATGGAAAGCCAAGGAACTCTACGCCATCGCTCTCAATAATGAGGCTGAAACCGCCTTCGACACCATCACAGACCTGGGCATCATGTCCATCGAAGAAGCCCTTGAATACGAGGAGGAAGTGAAAGCGGAAATGAAGGATCCCGATGAGGACGAAGAGAGCGATGAACCAGGCTGAGGAGGAAAAGGAAAATGGATCCACAGGATTTAGATAAACTGAACCACTGGGATGCACTTTCAGCAGAAGAACAGAAAGAATTGAAGAAGAAAATCCGCCTGATGTACTGGGCACAGTTTCATGAAGAGTGTGGCTGCTTACAGTACGGTGTCTGGATATGCCTTGCGGGACTCATACTTTGTGCCGGATATAGGGCTTTTACTGGAGGCGACTGGATAACTCCGCTGCTGGGTCTTGCCTGGTTAATTGGACTTGGTGTGGTTAGCTACATCATTGGCAGTCTGGGTTAAATAATTTTTGACAATCCAATCAATTAATACCAGGAGGATCATGAATGACTAAAAAGGAGTGAGAACCATGAGACCTTTAATCAAAAGAATCCGCTGGGTAAAAATCGGCTGTATTCTCTGCGGCATCCTGGCCGCCGGCGCCGTCGGATATAGCTGTTATATGGACAGCCTGGCCACGGAACTGGTGGAGTACCGGGCCACCGTGGAAGAAGGCGACACCCTCTGGGGCATCGTGGCCAAGGTGGCCACGGACAAGGAAGATATGTCCAAATTGACCTGGCAGGTCATGCAGGATAACCGGATTTCCGACCCGGGGCACTTGCAACCAGGCACGGAGCTGGTGATAAGAGTAAAGGCGGCGAGGGAGCTGTAGGGCGCCTGGGGAAAGGGAAAAGAAATGAATAAGTATGAAATAGAAGAGACACTCATCGAGTGGGATAACAAGGCCAAAGATCTGATAGACCGGGCCTCAAAAAATGGAAACAACGATTTATGGATGTTTAACAAAGGCATGCGCTTTGCACTGATGATGGTTATGCAATTACTAGTGGAGGAAGACCATGAACGAGGAAATTGAAATGGACAACGACTTAAAAGAGTACTGCCTGGACAGGCTCTGTGACATGTGCGTCAAAGCCGGCGTAGATGTAAGCCGGCTTGAGCCTAAGAAAGGGCCGGACGGTGACATCGTGGCGGTTACAATACATCGCTATTTCGCGGGGCCGCAGACAATCTGCGTGGAAGGCGATGCTCCCATCACCATGATGAAAGAAATCATCATCAAGGGGCATTTGGGCTAAAGAAAAGGGCTCTGACGTGGTCAAGACGTCAAAGCCCAGGGCGGAAAGAGCAACCTTCCGCCTCTATTTTATCACAGGAGGTAAATGTAATGCACAATCTGTACTCTGAAGAACCGGACCACCAGGGTCTTGAAACCCAAGAAATAGAAGAGTGGACACCTGAAGAAGTGAGCGACTTCATCGATATTTGGGCAGAAGATAGGAAAAAAGCAAAAAGAACCAGAGTCCTCTGCCGGGATAAAGATGCCTGGGTAGCTGTAGATAACAGTACCGGCGATTGCTGGGTAGAAAATTTCGTATCTAAGAAGGACGCCATTGACTGGCTGAATGGGAAGGAGCTTGAAAACTGAAATGATTACAATCAACGAACTGCAGGTAGAGAACCTGAAAAGAATCAAGGCTGTAAAGCTGGAACCGAGTGCTTCGGGGCTTACAGTCATCGGCGGGAAAAACGGACAAGGCAAGACCTCCGTGCTGGATGCCATTGCATGGGCTCTGGGCGGCGAGAAGTTCCGCCCGACGAATCCAAAGAGGGATGGGGCACTGACTCCTCCGAATCTCCATGTGGTGCTTTCCAATGGCATCGTCGTGGAAAGGAAGGGCATCAATGGCAGTCTGAAGGTCATCGACCCTACAGGAAAGAAGTCGGGCCAGCGGCTGCTGGATGAATTCATCAGCAAGCTGGCGCTGAACCTTCCGGCTTTCCTTCATGCTTCGGAGGCGGAGAAATCAAAGGCCCTGCTCCAGATCATCGGCGTGGGAGACAAACTGACGGTACTGGATCGCAAGGAAGAACAGCTTTACAACCAGCGCCAGGAAGTGGGCCGCATTGCAGACAGGAAGAAGAAAGCCGCTGAAGAAATGCCTTTCTATCCCAATATGTCTACTGAACCGGTCAGCGTGTCCGATCTGCTGAAAAAACAGCAGGATATCCTGGCAAGGAATGGTGAAAATGAACGGAAACGCAGAAATGCCAGAGACATGCAGGAGCGCTTCATGAGGGCTGAGAGCAATTATAAGGCGGCCATGGAAGCACTGAAGGCGGCAGAGGATACCCTGCGCAAAGCCAGGGCGGATGCCGAAGTGGCTGCAAAATCAGCTCAGGACCTGCAGGATGAAAGCACGGCAGAGCTGGAGGAAAACCTTCGCAACGTGGAAGTAATGAATGAGAAAATCCGGGCCAATGCTGCCAAAGAAGGAGCAGAACTGGAAGCCAATAACCTCCAGCAGGAGTATGAAGGCCTTACAGAACAGATTGAATCTGTCCGTTCAGACCGAGCTGGCCTTCTGAAGGAAGCAGACCTGCCGCTCCCGGGCCTTTCCGTGAAGGATGGTCACCTGCTTTACAAGGGGGAACCCTGGGACGGCATGTCCGGAGCGGAACAGTTGAAGGTAGCAGTGGCCATCATCCGGAAACTGAATCCGGAATGCGGATTCGTGTTGATGGATAAGCTGGAACAGATGGATACGGATACTCTCAAGGAATTTGGTAAATGGCTGGAAGAAGAAGGTCTGCAGGTCATTGCTACCAGAGTTTCTACCGGAGATGAATGCTCCATCATCATCGAAGACGGCATGGTTAAGGGAGATGAAGAGGCCAATATTCCTAAGGCTCCCAAATACGTGAAAGGGGTGTTTTAAATGCTGAATATTTCAAAAGGCATTATCAGCCGGCCGGTAAAGGGGTGCGTGTATGGTGTGGAAGGCATCGGAAAATCCACCTTCGCCAGCAAGTGGCCGGATCCGCTTTTCTTTGACCTGGACGGCGGCACGGCAAGGCTGGACGTGAAACGTGTAGGAGACATCAAATCATGGCCGCAGCTGATGGAAAGCATCAAGTTTGTTTATGAGAACCCATCTACCTGCCGGACCCTTGTCATTGATACAGCGGATGCGGCGGAACGTCTCTGCATTGAATACATCTGCGGAAAGTTCGGCAAAAAGGGCATTGAGGACTTCGGTTATGGCAACGGCTACACCTATCTGGTAGAAGAATTCTCCCGCTTCCTGGTGCTTCTGGAAACGTGCATCACCCAGGGAATCAATGTCTGCATTCTTGCCCATGCAGTGCTCAAGACGGTCACCCTGCCGGATGAGATGGGACAGTATGACCACTGGGAACTAAAGCTTTCCAGCAAAACTACGAACAAGGTGGCGCCGCTGGTAAAAGAGTGGGCTGACCTGCTTCTCTTCGCCAATTATGAAACCATTCTGGTCACCGATGACAGGAGCAAAAAGCAGAAAGCCCAGGGCGGGCAACGGATGATGTGGACATCTCATACCACTTTTGCCGATGCGAAGAACCGGTTCAACCTGCCGGAGAAGCTTCCCTTTGATTACAGCTATATCGCCAAGTGTATTCCTGATGACGGCAAGGCACAGGAAATCGTCAAGGACCGGCCCATTCTGGCTCCAGAGGCGCCGGCAAGGCCCGAACCACCAACTACAAAGGAAACGCCGCAGGAACCTGCGGCAAAGCCAAATAACCCACTCCTTGATAAGGTATATCAGCTGATGAAGCAGAACAATATCACGGAAGAAGAAATTGTGAAGGCCGTGGCCATGAAAGGGTATTTCCCGGATGATATGAAGCTTGGCGACTATCCGGATGATTTCATCGACGGCGTTCTCATCGGGGCCTGGGACCAGATTAAGCAGTTTATTATTAACAATATTTCACCGTTTAAAGCATAAGGAGATTTCAAAATGGCAGAATATAACAATCATGGCAATTTCTCACAGTTCGGATCCGCGCAGCCGGATGCCGCTGCATCGGATAAGGCGCTGGACTGGGACAGTGAAATCGCGGATACCGGCAAAAACTACATCATACTCAAACCGGGGGTATATGATTTCACGGTGACTAAATTCGAAAGGGGCCATCATGCGGGAAGCGCTAAAATTCCTCCCTGCAATAAAGCAACTCTGGGCCTTATCATTCACGGTGATAAACAGGGAGAAGGTTATGCGCAGGATCAATTATTTCTCACAGCAAATCGCGCATGGACATTAGCACAGTTCTTTGTTTCTATCGGTCAGATGGAAGTCGGAGGCAAACTCAGAATGGATTGGAGCCATATCGTTGGAGCTACCGGACGTTTAGAGCTTCGCAACGAAGAATATAACGGAGAAATGAGAAATAAAGTACGTCGCTATCTTCCACCGTTAAAGGATAAACCTGCAGGTGCCGCAGGCTATAAAGCCGGGACGTTCTAATCATGGAACTTCGGCCGTACCAGAAGGAAGCCATTGCGGCCGTCGAAAAGGAATGGGAGCAGGGCCATAAAAAGACCCTGCTCGTTCTTCCGACAGGCACGGGCAAGACTATTGTTTTTGCCAATGTTGCCAGGGACGAAGTCCGCAGGGGCTCAAAAGTCCTTATCCTGGCACATCGGGATGAGCTGTTGACGCAGGCACAGGAAAAAATCAAATCGGCAACAGGTCTCCTCTGTGCAAAGGAAAAGGCAGATGAAACAAGCCTGCACAGTTTCCGCCGCATCGTGGTAGGTTCCGTGCAGACGCTCATGAGGGATAAAAGGCTGAACCAATTCGCTCCGGATGCCTTTGGGAGCATCATCATCGATGAAGCCCATCACTGTCTGGCAGACAGCTACCAGCATATCTTAAAGCATTTCCCGGAGGCCCATGTACTTGGCGTAACGGCCACACCGGAAAGGAATAACCTCATGTGCCTGGGGTCCTATTTTGATTCCCTTGCTTATGAATATTCTCTTCCCCAGGCCGTGCGGGATGGCTATCTCTGTAAAATCAGGGCGCAGGTGGTCCCGCTGAAACTGGATCTTACAGGCGTTAGAATGTCTGCCGGCGATTATGCAGCAGGAAGCCTCAGCACGGCACTGGACCCTTATCTGGAGCAGATTGCCAAGGAAATGAAGAATTACTGCGTGAACCGGAAGACCGTGGTTTTTCTCCCTCTGGTAGCAACAGCGAAGAAATTCACAGCTATTCTGAGACATTATGGATTTTCTGCGGCAGAGGTCAATGGAAACAGCAGGAACAGGGCGCAGGTGCTGCAGGATTTTGAAGATGGGAAGTACAACGTCATCTGCAACGCCATGCTCCTCACCGAAGGATGGGACTGTCCATCAGTAGACTGTGTGGTCATGCTCAGGCCTACGAAAATCCGCTCACTCTACTGCCAGTGCATCGGGCGGGGCACAAGGATTTCCCCGGGGAAAAAAGACCTGCTTATCCTTGATTTCCTTTGGAATACCGCAAAACACGACCTCTGCCGTCCGGCTTCCCTGATCTGTAAGACGCAGGAAATCGCTGATCGCATGACAGAAGACCTGGAAGCTTCCGGTGAAGCCGTGGATATCGAGGATGCGGAAAAGCAGTCCAGGGAAGAAGTCATCGAGGAAAGGGAAAATGCCCTGGCAGAACAGCTCAAGGCCATGAAGGCAAGGAAACGGAAGCTGGTAGACCCTCTCCAATACGAAATGTCTATCCAGGCAGAAGACCTTTCCGGCTATGTACCCACCTTTGCATGGGAAATGGCACCAGCCAGCAAGAACCAGCTGCAGACACTGGAGAAGTTCGGTATTCTTCCGGATGACATTGAAAACGCAGGCAAGGCCAGTCTTATCATTGACAAGCTGGTCAAACGGAAGAATGCAGGGCTGTCTACGCCAAAACAGATTCGATTTCTGGAAAGCCGCGGATTCATGCATGTGGGGACATGGAGCTTCAGCTCTGCCAACAGCATGATTGCCCGAATTTCCAAAAATCACTGGATGATTCCCAAAGGCATAGACCCTGCATCCTACATGCCGGAACCGGAATTATTCGTTGGTGAAGGATTATGATGAAATTCGATTTAAGGGACCCTCTATCTGCCATAGACCCTGCTACCTGCAGTTATGATGAATGGCTGCAGGTGGGCATGGCCCTGCAGCATGAGGGATATCCCTATGAGGTATGGGAAGAGTGGTCACGGAATGACAGCGCCCGATTCCATGAAGGGGAATGTGCCCGAAAATGGAAATCCTTTCAGGGGAATCCGGATCCTGTCACCGGGGCCACCATCACCCAGATGGCCAAGACAAGAGGATGGTCATCGAAAAAGAAATCAGAACCGGACCGGGCTCTGGAATGGGACAGCATGATTTCCGATGTGCAAATCGTAGACACCCATTATCTGGAGGCGGAGAAGGAAATCAAAGAACCGGAGAACTGGGATCAGCTGGGGGACATGATCGCCTATCTGAATGCCATCTTCCTTCCGGATGATATCGTGGCCGTGAGTATGCAGTCCTATGAGAAGGATGGCCGCTATGTGCCATCGGCCGGTATGTATCAACTGACTGCCGGGCATTTCGTAGAACAGCTGAAGAAGTACAAGCTGAAGGCTCAGAAGGGTGAAATGTCTACCAATGATGCTATCGGCTATGCCATGGGCGACTATGATCCCAATGCCGGGGCGTGGATTCGTTTCAATCCTTTCGATGGTCAGGGCGTAAAGAATATCAACGTGGCAGACTACCGCTATGCGCTTGTGGAGTCTGACTCCATGGCACCGGGCCTGCAGGAAGAACTCATCCGGAAGATGGAGCTCCCTGTGGTGGCACTGGTGTTCTCCGGAAAAAAATCCATCCACGCCATTGTCCACATTGATGCGGCGAACCTGGCGGAGTACAAGGAACGAGTACAGAAGCTCTACGACATCTGCAAGCATAACGGCCTTATGGTGGATGATAATGACCGTAACCCTTCCCGACTTTCCCGGCTGCCGGGCGTCTATAGGAATGGGCACAAACAGTTCCTCATGGCCACGAACATCGGCAAGAAGAATTATGCTGAGTGGCTGGAATGGGTGGAAAGTCTTAATGATGACCTGCCCGATCCGGAAAGCCTGGCCAGTGTATGGGATGATATGCCGGACCTGGCGCCTGCGCTGATTGATAACGTTCTTCGCATGGGGCACAAGATGCTTCTGGCGGGCCCGTCAAAGGCAGGGAAGTCCTTTGCACTCATTGAGATGTGCATCGCCATCGCCGAGGGGACGAAATGGCTCCAGACATTCCAATGCCGACAGGGCAATGTGCTTTACTGCAATCTGGAACTGGACAGGCCTTCCTGCCTGCATCGTTTCCGGGATGTGTATGAAGCGCTTGCCCTCCCTCCGCAAAATTTAGGAAATATCGACATATGGAATCTTCGAGGGAAGGCTATCCCCATGGACCAGCTGGCGCCGAAGCTTATCCGCCGGGCGGCCAAGAAGAATTACACGGCAGTGGTCATCGACCCGATTTACAAGGTCATCACCGGTGATGAGAACAGTGCTGACCAGATGGCTCATTTCTGCAACCAGTTTGACAAAATAGCCAGCGAGCTGCACAGCGCTGTCATTTACTGCCATCACCATTCCAAAGGCGGTCAGGGGATGAAGCGGTCCATCGACCGGTCCTCCGGTTCCGGTGTCTTTGCAAGAGACCCCGACGCCATTCTGGACATGATTCCCCTGGTGGTATCGGATAGCAAAAAAACGCCCTACGATGAGGAGGCAGACAGGGCAGCAGGCGTCCGGTCCAAGCCTACGGCATTTCGTATCTCCGGAACGCTCCGCGAATTCCCGGCATTCGAACCGGTAAATGTATGGTTCCAGTATCCCATCCATGTGCCGGATGAGGCAGGCTTCCTGAACATGGCTATGGAAGAAGGCAGTCTGGCAGACATCCAGGCCAAAGGGCGGGAAGCAGGGAACCTGGTAAAGAAAGCGAAAAAGGAAAGCCGCGTGGCCCAGGTAGATACGGCGTATGAAACCCTGTCTATAGGAGATGAGCCGGTGACTATTGCAGCTATGGCTGAATACTTCGACGTCTCTGAAAAAACGGTAAGAGGATACGTCTTGAAAAATGGTAAATATCAATGTGCTGAAGGCAAAATTTACCCCAAAGAATAGTCTCTAATATTCGCCTAATATCGGGAAAAACCAGTTTATATATATAGGAATTTCCCTAAAGAAAAACCGAGGGATGTAGGGGAAAGGGTGTGGCGAGAAGCTGCGCCACACACCCTTCCCTACCTCCATCCCTTTAGTAGGAATGTCAGAAAATGAGAGATTCCTATGTCCAGTAAGGAGGTAAATATGAAAACGAATCATTTCTTCCTTCCTATGAAGGTACCTACAAAAACATTTCAGGAAAAGAAACTCCGCACAGTCAAAGGCCGGGCGGTGCTCTACACTCCGTCTGAACTGGTGGAAATCAGACAGAAATATATTTCCGCCCTCATGCCCTATGCGCCTCCTGTGCCGGCAGAAGGTCCTATCTCCCTCTGCCTGATGTTCTGCTTCAAGGATAAGAAACATGAGCCGGGGACGCCAAAGATTACCAAGCCCGATACAGACAACATGGGAAAGATGTTCAAAGACTGCATGACCGCCTGCGGCTTCTGGAAAGATGATGCTCAGATCTACCGGGACTATATTTCTAAGAGCTACCAAGAGAATGAAGGCGTCTATGTAGAAATCGTAGAGCTTACGGTGTTATGAAAGGAGGCCAATCATGAACAGACAGGAAAGACGTAGAAGGGGCATCCTGAGAAAGGATCCCATGGTTTCAATCAAGCAGTCGGACATTAACGCAATGAAAGAGGATGCCACAACCAAAGGGTGCAAGCTGGCCTTCCAGCTCATGCTGGTGATTCCGTCCATGGTCATCCATGACAAGTTCGGCAGCCTGATGAAGAAGGATGGTCGGCTGGAAAGGTTCGTTGATATGTGTATGGAAGAGTATAAATGCTATGAGGAAGGCTACGTCACTTTGGAGGATATGGCAAAGATTCTGGAGGACGAAGCCGGGATTAAGATTAAAGGCTATTGAAGGAGGGGGTCCAATGAATAAAATCAAGACCGTGGAAATGGATGAGAATTTTCAAGAGATACTTGTTTCCGCCGTGCGCTATGCACTGGGAAGAATGACCTACATCGTGGGCCTTACGGTGGATTACATCATGCCAATGATCCAAAATCTGAAAACTAAGTACATCAATATCATGATAGACGACATCACCTACCAGGGCGAGTATTATGGCTATGGGATGGAGATGGACAGGAAAGACTGGATGAGGCTGCTTGCAGGGCTGAAGGCGGAACGCGACAGGAGGCTGAAAGATGGAAGTGACGGATGAACTCATTCTTGTGGTCCTGTCCTTCGCCTGCGGCGTTGCCAGTGCATGGATATGTCTGGAGCTCCGGATGAATGAAATCAACGCAGAAAATGATTTCCTCCTCCATAGGAAAGACGAAGCCCAGGAGTGCTGGGATGCGGTGAGGGATTACATTCACGGGCTGAAGGAAGTGGACTACGGTCATGGGTCCGTCGTGGGCGGATATTTCAGCCGTAATGACTTGGATGTCTATAAGGAGAAAATCAAGGAAATGGACATTCTGATGGCGGATAAATGGAGGTTGGGACCATGATTACAAAACTGTGCAAGGGAATCCGGAAAAGGGAAGTCATTACATCGCCGGGCGTTGGACCATACACTACCAACCAGAAAGTGACCTACTGGATTGAGTCCGACAAGAAAGGAATCATGGACAGCCAGTGGCACGAGGCAGTCTGGGAACGTTTGCAGTCTAAAGCAATGAAAAGGCATATTGATTTTGTAAGGCGGTTTATGGAAGACGGCTGGCAGGAAGAATCCGGAAAGACTTTGGAGGAAGTCATCCGGAGTATCAGCAAAACGAAAGAGAAGGATGCGCCTGTCATCCATCGGTCTGAGAAAGATATCAGCAAACTTCGGGCTAAGGGAGGCAGGACGGCGCAGGCCAGGGCAAGGGCTAGAAAGGCGGCGGAATGATGGAACTGGTATGGTTTATTGCCGGAGTATTCGTAGGGAGTATCGGGGCGACATTCACATTATGCCTATTTATTGTCAATGCTAAGCGGGGGAATGAATGACAGTTAAGGAACAGTTGATACAGGTCCGTAACCAGGAATGCATGGTGCGGGCTTATGAGGATGAACTGGGAGAGCTGAGGCGAAGGGCTTACAACATTTCCAGTCCGAAGATGGCTGACAAGGTACAGAGCAACCACCAGTCATCTCTGGAGGATATTGTCGAAAAGCTGGACGCCCAGGCCCGGAAGGTAAATGCGGCATGGGATACGCTGATCTGCATGAGGGATGAGGCCGAGGCGCTTATCAATCTGGAAGAAGATATGCAGAGGCGGTGTGTCCTTTGGCGGTATTACATTCTGGGCGAATCGTGGGAAAAGGTAGCGGAGAAAATGAAGTTCTCCTTACGTCAAATTCAGCGACTGCACGGATGGGCTCTTTTGGACGTTGAGAGAAATGTTGGCACTAAATGTCATTGAATGTCGCTAGAAAATTAAATATTATGGTAGTGTGGAATTCGGGGATAAAGAATGTCACACCTCCTTAAGAAAGCACGTACCGAAAGGCGCGTGCTTTTTACATGGGCGTTTCGTACAGAGGGAAGTACACCGGTCTCCAAAACCGGAAAGGTGGGCTCGAGACCTGCAACGCCTGCCATATATGGGAGGAATGTTATCACGGTAAACGAGGTGGTGGAAATGTAATGACCGGCAAAGGGCTCACGGAAAAGCAGAAAAGATTTGTGGATTTCTATATCGAAACAGGGAATGCAACAGAAGCGGCCAAGAAGGCAGGATATAAGGCTACGAATGCAGGCCCGATTGGCCGGGAAAACTTACGAAAACTTACGGTTAAATCCGCCATTGATGAACGCCTCAAAGAAATCGAATCCTCCCGCGTGGCGAACGCCAAAGAGGTCATGCAGTTCCTTACCTCAGCCATGCGCGGCGAGACGGAGGAAGAAATCGTGGTGGTAGAAGGCCTTGGCGATGGGATGAGTGAAGCCCGCATTATGGAAAAGCATATTTCCGCCCATGACCGTCTCGATGCGGCGAAAGCCCTGCTGAAGAGATACCAGGATGTAGATTCCGAGGAAGCAGTTTTGCGGAGGGATAAGCTGAGGGCAGAAGTGGAAGCGCTTAAGACCGGCGGTACCGAAGATACTGAAATTACATTCAAGTTTGAAAGGAAGCAGGACGATGGAAGTTAATATAGCGGATTTCGTAAGTCCTGCTTTTGATAAGGTTTTCTATGATATTATCGACCACAAACATACTTTTTATTGGATGAAAGGCGGCCGCGGTTCTACGAAGTCTTCTTTCATCAGCCTGGTTATTCCTATTCTGCTTCTCCAGCATCCGGAATGCCATGCCATTGTTCTCAGAAAAATCGGAAGGACACTGCGGCAGTCTGTATATCCACAGGTACAGTGGGGCATCGATAACCTTGGGCTGACAGGCCTTTTTAAATCGAAAGCCAATCCGCCGGAAATCAGCCTCCGAAAGACAGGGCAGAAGATTCTTTTCTTTGGCACTGATGACCCATCGAAAATCAAATCCATCAAGCTGCCTTTCGGATATCCTGGCATTGTGTGGTTTGAAGAACTTGACCAGTTCAACGGCATGGATGAAATTCGAAATCTGAATGAATCCCTGCTGCGCGGTGGTTCGAATTTCTGGGAGTTCTGTTCCTTCAACCCTCCTAAATCGGTAGACAGCTGGGTTAATATTGAGCAGATGACAGATGAACCGGATAGGCTGGTACATCATTCCACTTACCTTGATGTGCCTCATGAATGGCTGGGACAGAAGTTCTTTGACATTGCGGAGAATCTGAAGCGGAAAAATGAGATGGCTTATGAGCATGAGTACCTGGGGAAGGTAACCGGAACAGGCGGGGCTGTCTTTGAAAATGTTTCAGACCGGCAGATGAGTGATGAGGAAATTTTACAGTTTGACCATATCTATCATGGATGTGACTTCGGGTTTTCCATGGATCCGTTGGCCTTTACGTCTTTTCACTATGATGTCAAGCATGAAGACTTGTACATCTTTGATGAAATCTACCAGACAAAGCTTTCCAACCGGAGAGCGGCTGACATGATAAAGCCCAGGGCGGCAGGGCGCATGGTAAAGTGTGATTCTGCGGAGCCGAAGAGCATCGCAGAGCTTCGGGAGTGCGGAGTCAATGCAAGGGGTGCAAGAAAAGGCCCGGACAGTGTGGACTTTGGAATCAAATGGCTCCAGGAGCGGGCCCACATTTACATCGACAAGAGAAGGGCGCCCAATACGTACAGGGAGTTCAGCTGCTACGAATATGAGCAGGACCGGTATGGGCATTTCATTTCAGCCTATCCGGATAAGGACAACCATGCAATTGATTCTATCCGGTATGGATGTGAGGACTTAATGCCAAGGGCAAAACTTAGAATTTTAAGGAGGTGAGAGTATGGATTTAGATGTAGCGAAAAAACTGATTAGCAGGTATGTCACAGGGCATGCGAACTTTCTTACAAACGATATAATTGCCGAAAGGTATTACAAATCAAAGGATGATATCCTTTTTACCAGGAAGGATAAAGATGAAACGGAAAACCCCATGAGGACCGCGGATAATCGCATCTCTATGAGCTTCTACCCTTTGCTGGTAGACCAGAAGGTGTCATATCTGTTTACGGCGCCTCCTGTATTTGATGTATATGAAGAAGCGTTGAATCAGCTGATAACGGATAGCCTTGGCGATGAGTATTCTGCGAAAGTTCAGCAACTGGCGGTGGAATCATCCAATGCAGGAATCGGCTGGCTCCATTACTGGGAAGATGAAAATAAAAATTTCCAGTATGCGGTAGTTCCATCTGCACAGATCATTCCTGTATGGAGCAGGAAACTGGATAACAGCCTTCTGGCTGTGCTTCGTGTTTATCAGGACTATGATGAGCAGGGCGAGCTCTATGACGTGTATGAGTATTGGAATGACAGGGAATGTGAGACTTTCAGCAAGAGGGTTTCCGACACCATCGATGATGGGCTGATGTATTTCCCGGCTTTCACGGATTTCTATAATGCGGGATTCACATCTGCATCAAACAAGTACCTGCATCCCTTCGGGGCGGTGCCGTTTATTCCGTTCAAGAATAATCAGCTGTGTACCAGTGACCTGAACCGCATCAAGCCGCTGATCGATTCATATGACAAGACCTACAGCGGCTTCATGAATGACCTGGAAGATATCCAACAGGTCATTTTTGTTTTGACGAATTACGGTGGGGAAGACCTGAACCAGTTCCTTCGGGACCTGAAATATTTCAAGGTAGTTTCTACAGACTCTGCAGGAGGGGATGATCGTTCCGGTGTTTCCACGCTGACCATCGATATCCCTGTAGAAGCAAGGGACAAGATGCTGGAAATCACGAGAAAAGCCATCTTCACCATGGGACAGGGGGTGGATCCGGAACAGCAGGGGTTGGATAAGACATCCGGTGAGGCTATGAAATTTGTCTACTCCCTCTTGGAGCTGAAAGCGGGACAGACAGAAACACAGTTCCGGCTGGGGTTCAACCGGCTGATTCGTGCAATCCTGCGTCATGCGGGAAAGACTGCGGGGAACATCGTGCAGACATGGACAAGGACAGCGATCAAGAACGATGCTGACCTGGTCAATATGTGCAGTAACTCGGTGGGAATTGTTTCCAATAAAACTATCCTGGCGCACCATCCTTTTGTAGATGATGTACAGGCAGAAGAAGAACAGATGAAGAAAGAACAGCAGGAAAAGGCTGATGGTCTTGACCCTTACCACGATGAGGATGACGAAGGAGGTGAAGAATGATGTTTGAATGGCTTATGAGGTATGCCACACAGTTTGGAAAGGAATTTCCACTTCATCTTTTTGCCGACCAGAGTGAATACACCATCCGGCAGATGGTTGTGGACTGTTGCAGCCGGGGAGAGCCATATTCAAAACCTGCGGAAGCGGAACCTGTAGAACCGGAACCTGCGGGGCAGAAGACGGGAAAGAAAAGTAAAGCAAAATAATTGGTTTGACGTCTCTCGAGGGAAGGTAACCTCGGTAAAAACCGGAAGGAGATTAGCATGACTATTGAAGAATTACTGGAAACATTGGGCATTGTGAAGGATAAGCAGGCAGAGGCCCGCAAGAGCATCAATGCCTTCCTGGATGGTGCCTATGTACCGAAATCTCGTTTCAACGAAGTCAACGAGGCAAAGAAGACTTTGGAAACCACGGTGGCAGACCGTGATAAACAGCTGGATGCGCTCAAGAATGCTAAAGGCGACATGGATTCCCTGAAGGCACAGATTAAAAAGCTTCAGGATGATAACAAAAAATCCATGGAAGAAGCGGAAGCCAGAATGAAGGATCTGCGCCTGAATGATGCCATCAAGATGGCTATCCTGGACAAAGCCCAGGATGTGGACATCGTATCCGGCCTGTTTGATAAAGAAAAACTCATCCTTGGTGAAGATGGAAAAGTCACCGGCCTTGATGAACAGCTGAAAGCTCTTGAAAAAGGGAAGCCTTTTCTTTTTAAAGCGAAGAACCCTCCGAAATATGATCCGGCAGGGGGAAGCGGAAATCCGGAAAAGAATCCCTTTGCCAAAGAGACATTCAACCTGACAGAACAGGGCAAAATGCTTAGAGACAATCCGGAACAGGCCAGAGCCATGGCTGCGGCCGCCGGAGTGAAGATTTGAAAAGAAAGAAGGAATCTTAAATGGCAGGAACTACTCTTTCCGATATCATCGTACCGGAAATCTTTGACCCTTATGTAACCCGCCGAACCATGGAACTGTCTGCACTGTTCCAGTCCGGCATTGTATCCAATGACGCTCATTTCGATGCTCTTGCATCTGAAGCAGCGCCTGTTCATAATATGCCTTTCTTTGAAGACCTTACCGGGGATTCTGAAAACGTAATTGAAGGTGCTGACCTGACTGCAGATAAAATCAGCGCCAGCAAGGACGTGGCAGTCACTATCCGCCGTGCCAAGATGTGGTCTGCTACCGACCTGGCAGCAGCTATGGCAGGTGCTGACCCAATGGCTGCTATTGGTACCCTTGTGGCAGGTTTCTGGGCTCGTGACATGCAGAAAGAACTGGTCAATGAACTGACCGGCGTCTTCGCGGCTGACACCATGAAGGACCATGTGCTGGATATCTCCGGAAGAACCGGTACCGCGGCAAACATCTCCGCATCTGCGTTTATTGATGCACTTCAGCTCCTGGGCGATGCACAGGGCCAGCTCACTGCAGTGGCTATGCATTCTGCAACCAAGGCTTACCTGAAGAAGTGCAACCTCATCACCACTGAAAGAGATTCTACTTCTGTGGAATTCGACACCTACCAGGGCCGCCGTGTCATTGTGGACGACGGATGCCCGGTAGCAGATGGTGTTTATACCACCTACCTCTTCGGTGAAGGTGCTGTGGCATACGGCAATGGCAATCCGGTTGGATTTGTACCGACTGAAGTGGACCGCGATAAGAAGAAAGGCTCCGGTGTGGATTACCTCATCAACCGCAAGACATTTATCCTCCATCCACGGGGAGTTGCTTTCACCAGCGCAGTGAAGGCGAATGCGGAAACCGCATCCAGGGCTGAACTGGCTAACGGTATCAACTGGAAACGCGTATTTGAACCGAAGGCTATCCGCATCGTTGCATTCAAGCATAAAATCGGCTGATGAGCAAACCGTCGGAGAATGAAGAATACTGGGCCAGGCGGGCTGTTGCATTGGAGAAGGCATGGCACAAACGATGCCAGGATACAGTGGAAAAAGACCTGGCCCGGTATTATGAACAATCTCTGGCGGAAATCCAGAAGGAAATCGCCGTACTGTACGGACGGTATTCCAAGGATAACAAGCTGACTTTGAAAGAAGCCCATGCTCTTCTTACCGGGAGCGAGTACAAGACATGGAGAATGAGCCTTGAGGACTATGTGGCCAAGGCAAAAGGGGATAAAGGTCTTACAAGAGAGCTGAATACCCTTGCCATGCGAAGCCGCATTTCAAGGCTCGATGCTCTGTATGCCGACACCCTGAAAGCCCTGGACAAGCTGGGACGTTCTGCCCATGATGATATGCAAAGCTTCCTGGAGGATGCCTATAAGGATAAGTTCTACCACGGCCTGTATGATGTCTCCCAGAAGACCGGCAGGATGCCTGTGAAGGCGATGGTGAATGCCAGTGAGGTGGAAAATGTCGTAGGTGCTCCCTGGAGCGGGAAGCCCTACAGCAGCCGAATCTGGGCAAACAAAAGGAAACTGGGGCAGACCATCCGGAACACAATCGGAAATGGTGTCCATCGGGGCTTGTCCATTAACAAGCTGTCGAAAATGGTAGAAGATGATATGCATGCAGGGCTCAGCAATGCCCGCCGGCTCGTACGGACAGAAATGAACCACGTGCAGAACCAGGCGGCTCTGGACAGCATAAAGAAAAGCGGAATGAAATACTTCCGCTTTATTGCTACCCTGGACCGCAGGACATCTGCTACCTGCAGGGCTCATGATGGACATGTCTATCCGATTGATGAAGCCTCCATCGGCGGGAATGTTCCTCCGCTTCATCCCAACTGCCGGAGTACCATTTCCGGAAGCCTGAAGGATTATGTGGAGCCGGGGAATACCAGGACTGCGCGAAATGCTAAAGGTAAGACTGTGCTTGTGCCACAGGGGATGACTTATCCGGAATGGAAAGCTGTCTATGTGGACAAGAAGATGTCGGCAGAAGAGCGGGGAGTGAAACCTGTATCAAAAATAACTATTGCCGCAAAATCAGGACTAAAGCCCGCTACTCCTATACCTACTGATTCTAACTCGCAGAAATTAGAGCCATCTTCTTCTAAGCTACCTCTTGCGCCGCAGATGGAGAATGACGGTAATATAGAAGATAAGGGAAAAGAGACAATCTCCAAGATTGTAAAAAATCCCAATGGCAAGAATTCCAAACAGGACGAGCCATTTGTCCCTTATGAACGACGATCTTATCCGGAACTTACCAAAAATGATTTCGTTAAAATGTCACGTGCCCACAACAAAAATTTGGCAGCTGATATTAAGAAGCAGATTGCCAGTCACCCGAATCCTGATCCAAACGATAGCGCGAAACTTGGATATATTGGCACACATAATTATTCAATCATCAACGGCTACCTGCGTGGAGAATCATATTATGTTAAAATGATAGAAAAAGGCGATGCGGTGGCGCTTGACAATCTAAAGACTATTGAATCTATGAGAAGGGTTATATCTACTCATACTCTTGGTCGCGATTGTACTCTGTTCCGTTATGTCAATAGTACAGAACTGGCTCGGCTATGGGAAATTAGAGATCCACGGCCTGGGTGGAGCACACCTATTCCTAACGACTTTTTCAACCTTGTTGGCACTAAAAAATATGCTCAGCCAATTTTAGATGAGCTCAAAAAACATGTGGGTGAATCGATATCAGATAAGGCTTTTCTATCTACCAGTGTGGTTCGAGGCCAAAATATCATGAAAGATAAACTTGTTCTTTATGAAATTAAGGCACCAAAAGAAACTCATTGTTATGTAACAAAAAACAGAGCAGAAAGCGAGTGCATCCTTGGCGAAAATACCAAATTGGTAATTGAAAAAGTGGAGTATATTGGCTTGATTCAAAAGTTTGTGTTTACAATGAGGGTAGAATTGTGAGGCGATGGTCATGGATTTGGGTGATAAATTGATTCAGGACTTCCTTGATGAAAATCCGGAGCAGCTTTTAAGGGATATGGTAAGCCGCAATCCGATGGAACTTTATCATGCTTTTAAAAAAGTAGCGGCAAAGACATGGGAATTGGGAAGGGATTTTACAATTCCTATTGCTTTTAAGATGACAGAAGCTCAGCAAAATAAGTATGATATGTTGCGCTCCCCAATTCGTCTTGAACGATATATCTGTGATAAGGCTCGAAAGTATGGAGAGGATTCTTTGACTGAAGAAGAACAGCAACTCACGCGATTTATGTGAGTATGTGGCTCAACGATTTGATGCATAGGGCATACAGACTTCTGAAGGAATTTAAGAATATTACTCCGGGAGTATGAGTACAAGCACCAGGCAGAAATGCAGGGTGCTTTTCTTATGCCTGTTTTCTGATGGGAGGCGGTGATGCCTATGAAATACATAACGGAAGAAGATGCAGTATCAGATATTCTTTCGAAGGTAGAGATTCTGAAGAAGGGAGCTCCTGACTATGACACTTCCATTGCACAGTTTTATGCGGAAAAATTCGTGGCTGATGTTATGGATTACTGTCACCGGACGGATTTCCCGGATACTCTTTCCTATGCCGCCGCCGATCTCATCATCAAATGGCTGGGAGAGGACGAAGCAGGGGCTTCCGGTCCATTGAAATCCCTGAAGCAGAATGACACGGAATTTACCTTCGCGGTGTCTGATGTTTCCGGTACCGGCTCGGCTCATGATGCGGATTTTGAAGCATTGAAGCCCAAGCTGAATCGGTACCGGCGGATGGGAGGGAGACCGCCATGCGCTACGATGGCATGAAAACGCTGCTACAGCAGTACATGTATAAGGACCGCATGACCGTTTCCCGGCAGATTGCGGCCGTGGATGAAGAGGGAGCAGATGATTACACCATGAAGGATGTTTATACAGACGTTCCCTGCCACCTGGGTATCTATGAAATCAGCATGACCGGCAAGCAGACGGATCGGGCAGATGAGATGCAGCAGAGGCTTCGGGTTGACTGCTCTCCCGAGTATGAAATCCTTGCCAATGACGTGCTGACACTCAAGACAGAGGCCGGCGATACTCTTGTCCTTCGTGCCGGAAAGCCATTCCGCTATGCTACCCATACGGAGATTAATGCTGAACGGGAAGGAGAGGATGCCTGATGGAAACCTTTGGCTTTGACCAGCTGGAAGAAAAGCTCCAGGATATCCTGAAGAAAAGTCCGGCTATCAGGGACCGGTTCGTGGCGCAGGAGGCAGAGCTTCTGATGGGTCGTGTCAAGGATAACTCTCCTGTTGATACCGGTCACCTTCGAAACGGGTGGAAAAAGACAGACAGTGAAGCGGGCTCCTGCACTGTGTATAACAATGTGGAGTATGCGGCCCATGTGGAGTTTGGGCATCGGGTCAAGACGAAAGCCGGATTCACCGGTAAGGTAGTTCCGGGGGCCAAGATGCTTCACATCGGGCTGCAGGATAGCCAGCGAACATTCCAAAAGGATGCGGCTAAAATCCTGAAGGAGCTGGTAACATGATTACATTTCGAAGTATCAAGACGGCTCTCACGAAACTGCTGAAAAGCAAATACCCTGATTACAAGGTACATTTCGACAATGTGGAAAAGTCGGATGCGCCTTATTTTTATGTCGAAATGCGGCCATCGGCAGCAACTGTGGATGGTGATGGAGTTTACTGCGACAGGAACATCGAAATAGACATTACCTTCGTTCCGGCTGAGGACAAGTATGGGCGTGTAGCTCGGATGGTCCTCTTCGATGTGGCAGAAGCTCTGGACCATTCCATCCGTCCGGTATTCCGGATAGAAGACAGGGCAATCACCATCCCGAGAGCTGAGATGACAGTGCATGATGACATTTTGCATTATATTTTCCAGCTGCTCTTTACCGATGCGGATATGGATGCCGCTGAATATGAGCTCATGGAAGAATTGACTCTGAATATTAACAAGGAGGATTGAACAAATGGCAAATGAAGCTGAAGTATTCGGCCTGCCACAGGTGTTGATTGATTTCAAGACCAAAGGCACCACTGCTATCAAGAGAAGTGCTCGAGGCATTGTGGTCATGGTCCTTAAGAATGAGACCACCGATACAAGCAATTATTACAAAATCAACGATGTGTCCGACATCCCTTCCGAAGGGCTCTCGGATGACAATGTAGACCTGATTAAAAAGTGTCTGCTGGGCTCTCCGCTTCGGGTGCTGGTCTACACTCTGCCCAATGCGGATGTGGCAGGTGCAAAGGTGACCTTTGCCACTATCCTGGCTAAAATTGCCGGAATCAAGTGGAATTATATCTGCGCGCCGAACAGCACAGAGCAGGAACAGCAGGACCTGGCAAGCTGGATCAAGAGCCAGCGCAGCAATAAGAGGAAGACTTTCAAGGCTGTGTGTGCCAACCAGGCAGCAGATAATGAAGGCATTATCAATTTCTGCACAGGGAATATCAAGGTAAAGACTTCTACCGATACCAGCGGCAATCCGATTTATAAGACCTATACCGCACTGCAGTATACTGCGAGAATCGCCGGTATTCTGGCAGGCCTTTCCCTTGACCGCTCTGCAACCTACTTCAAACTGACTGAAGTAGAGGAAGTGGAACAGTATGAAGATATTGACTCCCTTATCGATAAGGGCGAACTTCTCCTGTTTGATGAACAGGATGGTGACGGCGTAAAAATTGCCCGTGCATGCAATTCCCTCACTTCCTTCACTACGGATAAGGGCGAAGATTTCCGTTACATCAAGATTATGGAAGCCGTGGACATGATTACTGATGATATCCGTGACACCTTCAAAAAATACTATGTGGGCAAGGTTATCAATGACTATGACCACAAGATGCTTTTTATTACGGCTATCCTGGTTTACTTTGATGAAATCAAGGGCAATGTGCTTGACCGTGATGGTAACAACACGGTAGACATTGATGAAGAATACCAGGCGAACTATGCAAAACTGAAGGGTGAAGATACGTCTACCATGACTGCCATGGAAATCCGGCAGTATAACACCGGCACGAACGTGGTACTTGCCGGCAGTGTGAAGCCTGTAAACGCCATGGAAGATTTGAAGATTGTATTTACCATGTAATGGAGGGATGAATAATGGCTAGAGCTGCAGAAGATGTTAAATATAGAGGCCGCCGGCGCTGGAATGGTTCCCATGGGAAACTGTGGTGGGACGGCGAACTGCTTTTTGAAATTGACAGTTTCGAATGCAAGGTGACTGCTGACCGTTCTGATGTGCTGATTGGCAATTCCAAAGATTCTAAAATCGTTTCCCTTACCGGTTCCGGTACATTCACTATCAAAAGTGTTATCAACCGGAATATCAATGCCTATCTGGAGGAATGGAAGAATGGGCATGATCCCCGCGCCACGCTGGTGGGCCTTATCGATGACCCTGATGCGGTGGATGGGCAGAAGGAACGCGTATCCATTGATAATGTATGGTTTAATGAACTGACGCTTATGAATTTCACCAAGGGCGAAGTCATCCAGAAAGAATTCCCCTTCGGATTCACTCCGGAAGATGCGAAATTCATTGAAACTGTGGAATAAGGAGGAAAAGTATGGCTGTATCTATTCAGGAACTGATTGATAAACAGGATGAAATCAAGGCGGGAAAGAATAAGACCTTTGACCTTGAAACATCCGTGGGCGTTTTTCGTGTAAAAAAGCTGACGGCGTCCAAGCTGCTTGAAGCAGGAGACATGGAAAACGGGGAAGGCGACCGTTATATCATTGTCGAATCTGTAGTGGAACCGAACCTTAAGGATAAGAAGCTGATGGATACTTTCGGGTGCCTTGAACCAACCGACGTTCCAGACAAGCTTCTGGATCCCGGGGAAGTAACCTCTGTAGCAAGAAAGATTATGAATCTTTCCGGCTATGGAAAAGATATCAAGGTTAAGGTCCACGATGAAATAAAAAACTGATTGACGGGAACTGGGAGGCGGCTACGGCCGCTTTTCTGGTTTCCAAAGGATTTCCGCCGGATTATTTCTTCAAGCTTTCCACCATGGACAGGCTTTTCTGCCATGCCGTGATGGAAAGGGAAGACCAGCGGATTGCCAGTCTGGCTGAGTTGATTATGGGAAGGAGGTTTACCGGATGAATTACATTCTCAGCGCTACCCTGCAGATGAAGGATGAGATGACTCCTGCAGTCCAGAGTGCTCAGAAAAGCCTTAATGGAATGAAAACGTCACTTTCCTCTGCTTCTAAATCGGCGGGGAGTGCGACAGAATCATTCCGAAAAATCGGGAATGCGGCAAGCAGTGCGGCCCCCGCCATCGAAAAGATGCAGAGCGCCTTGAAGAGTGCCAGCAGGAATTACACGGCATCCTTCACCCTGCGGGATAGAGCAAGCCAGGTAATCAACCGGGTAACTTCCCGGCTGAACGGCTTCAAGGGTAAGACCTATACCGCTATCCTGAATGGCAAAAACAACATCACCGGCGGAAATGGCCCGCTGGGCGGCCTTAAAGAAAAGGCCTCCGGCGTGGCAAGCGGCATGCTCATGGGTCTTCCTGTGCAGGCGGCTGGTACTATAGGTATGGGTTATGGTGTGTTTGATGCAGTGAAGAAATACAGCGCCTTTACTGCCGAACTTTCAAATATTAAAGCCGTCACAGGTCTTGATGATGATGCCATGGCCCAGGTGAAGGCAAGGGCTTTGGAACTGGGCGCCGCTACACAGTACAGCTCAACAGAAGCGGCGCAGGGCATGACTGAATTGCTGAAAGCAGGCGTTGATGTCAAAGATGTCCTGGGTGATGCGTCCCAGGCGGCTCTTGACCTGGCCGCTGCCGGCGGTATCAAACTGCCGGAGGCTGCTGAAATCATGAGCACGGCCATGAATGCATTCCATATAGACAATGCGACCCATGCGGCGGATACCCTGACAGCTGCCGCCAATGCCAGTGCAACAGGCGTAGAGGAACTGCGCTATTCCCTGGCGGCAGTAAGCTCCGTAGCGGCAGGGGTAGGGCTGAGCTTTGATGATACCAACACGGCTCTGGCCGTCTTTGCAAATAATGGCTTAAAAGGATCTGATGCCGGTACATCCCTTAAAACAATGTTGTCAAATCTGACTCCGCAGACTGATTCAGCAGCAAAGGAATTCAGTGCTCTTGGTCTCATGACTGAAAAAGGAACATCCAAGTTCTTTGACGCTGAAGGACGGATGAAATCCATTGCCGAAATTGCAGACATCCTGCAGGGCGCTCTTGCCGGTATGACGAACGAAGAAAAGATGAACCACCTGTACAAGCTCTTCGGTTCTGATGCTATCCGCGGCGGTATGATTTTCGCAAGAGAAGGCGGTAAGGGTGTTCGTGATATGCAAAACGCCATGAGCAAGATAACAGCCCATGGAACAGCTGAAGTAGCCATGGACAACCTTTCTGGATCAATAAAGAAATTCACCAGTGCATGGGATAACATGGAAATCAAACTGCTTGATGGGAAAGCGGGCAACGGCATAAAGGGCTTTGTAGATGAAATCACAGACCTTACCAGCGCCTTTGGAAATTCCCTTGATGATGGTTTCCAGTTTACGGATCTGCTTTCCATCATTGGGAAAGGCATATCCGATCTGAAGAATAAGTTCCTCCAGATGGATGGTATTGGTTCTGTGCTGGCAGGTGGAGCGCTTGCGGCAGGACTGTACAAGATTTCCAAACTCTCCGTGAGCGCCGTCAAGAGCATCAAGAGCCTGACATCGGTGCCCAAAGGTCTTTCCGGTGCAGGTAACATAGCAACGGCTAAAGATATGATGGTCAATGCAAATACGGTGATTGTGAATGGTAAAGTTTCTCCCGGAAACGGTCCTTCTTCTACTCCGGTGCCTGGAGTTCCGGAAAAGGGAGGGAAAAACGGAAAGACATTCGCTGCAGGTAAATGGGTCAACCGTGCGCTGGTGGGGTTGTCTCTTCTTTCTGCCGGATATGATATCTACAACGCATCTCCGGAAGAGAGGGGAGCTACAGCCCTCCGCGCCGGCGGCCAGATTGCAGGAACCGTAGTAGGCTCCCATATAGGCGGAGCCATCGGCACGGCAATTCTTCCCGGGGTTGGAACTGTTGCAGGGGCAACCATTGGAGGAATGGCAGGAGGTTTCCTCGGAAATGTATTTGGGGATCATGCATCCGGCGGGGCAGCTGTGGCTGCATATTCTAATCCATTGGAAACCACTAATGATTCTTCTGCCTACACGAAAGGTACGGAAGCTTACACCGAAAAGGTTCAGGAACTGCACAAATCTATGTGGGATTCCGTTAAAGCTGCGGCCTCTGAGGCATTGGATAACTGCAGCGCAAGGGCTGTAGAGGCATTCAACGGCTTTCTGGATGATTCCAGGGAGACCACTGCTGCCATGGAAGATGATTGGAGTCAGACTCCTCCATGGTTCGAATCTACGGTATGGGACCCTATAGCCAATGCGGCATCCGGTACGGGGGACGCAATTGCTGATGCATTCGCTTCCGCATGGGGAACCATGCAGGGGATATGGAGCGGAGCAGCAGACTGGTTTAACAGTACTGTTGCAGCTCCCATCTCCCAGGCTGTCAGTCAGCTGGGACAGAATCGGCTGGCTGCTATCCAGGCTGAAATTGCCGGAGATGCTCCTGCCGATGCGGCGGGAACCACATTTGCATCCGGAGGGCTGACGCAGATTAACGAACACGGTGGTGAACTGATTGACCTGCCACAGGGAAGCCGCGTCTATCCTGCCGGCGAAACGGCAAGAATCATCCGGAATGAAGTAGAGAACATTTCCAGGGGAGGGAACACGGTAACTGTTACCGGAAATACCTTCGTCATCCGGAATGAGGCGGATGTGGATTCCATTGCGTATAAAATAGCGCAGGCCCTGGAGCAGGGATATGCAAACTATGGAGGTGCATGATGAAGGCATGGGGCGCTTTGGGCACCATTCTAAATGTGGCGTCCATATTGTTTGGAGGAACTGCGGCAAAGAGGCAGGTCATCCTTTCCTGTGAGACGGAAAAAATCATTCTGCCTGTGACGCCAAGGGAATATGAGGTTTCCACGGGACAGGAAAATAAAACAGTCAACGTGGAACAGGTAGGGGAAGCTCTGGTTTTTGGGCTCCCTTCTGCCCAGCAGATTTCCTTCTCGTCCTTCTTCCCGGCAACAGTACATGACTATCCTTTTGTGGTAGGTGATGTGCAGGATCCTGCATACTTCGTGGAAAAGCTGAAGAAATGGAAAGAGAGCAGGAAGCCGGTGAGGGTAATTATCACCGATTCCCCTGTGAACCTGATGACCGGCATCATGAATTTCGATTATAGAGAAGATGATGGGTCCCGGGATATTTATTTCACGCTGAAACTTACGGAGTATAAGGACCTGAATACACCGCTTGCCAATAATAACAAACAGATTGATGACACTACGGGATTGAAGGACAGGCCAAGCCCATCCATAAATACCAGTGCTGCTTCAAATATGAGCAGAGCGGCGGATGTGGTTGACGTTGCCCGAAAGGCTTACGGAGACATCAACAAGTGGAGAAGGATTGTAAAGAGCAATGACCTGAAAGACCTGGCTATCAGCAATGTGGATAAACTTCGCGGGCTGGTGATTAAATGATTATCCGGCATGAATATAAATCGAAAGATGAGAATGGAAATGAAAATGTCCATAACGATGATATTACCCAGCTGGTTACATCCTGCGAATGGTCCGGCTCAAGACTGCAGGCCGCAAGGAAGCTGTCTTTTTCCATGGTGCAGGATTTCCGTGACCCTAATCTTCCAAATCATCCGGTAGACAACGGAGACCGAATTTATGGATATGATGAAGAGGGGGCCTTGAGGTTCGAAGGAAATGTATTCCGGATTGAAAGGGATGTGCAGGATTCGAAGGTAACAGTCACCGCATTCGATAACCTTTTTATTCTGAACAAGAGCAAGACAACAAGAAAGTTCACGAATATTCCTCCGGAAGGCATTGCTTCCTCCATTTGTAATGAGCTTGGAATCAAGGAAGGGAATATCCTGGCAGTAGGCGAACCGGTTTCCTTCATTGCCGTCAGGAAATCCGGCTACCAGATTATTATGATGGCCTATACCGAGGCGGCTAAGAAAACAAAGAAGAAATATGCCATGCTGATGAACGGTGACAAGCTGGATGTCGTTGAGAAAGGGACTCTAATTGAGAACTACGAGGCAAACGGTTATACCAACTCCCTAAATGAGCGGTACACCGAAAGCGTTGAAAATATGGTCAACCAGATTATGATTACAGACGCGGAAGGCAACGTGACAGGGTACAAGTCGAATGATGAGCAGATAAAGAAATATGGCATGATTCAGGATGTCTATAAGACAAACCCTAAAGCTAATGCTCAGCAGGAAGTGGAATCTCTAATGAAAGGTCCGGAACGGACAGGAGTGCTTGACCTTCTTGGGGATTACAGGGTTACAGCTCCTTATTCCATTGCAGTAAAGGACCAGTATTTCAAAGGGCAGTTCTGGGTAAAAAGTGATTCCCATCATTTCGAGGGCGGAATTCACACCATGAAACTGGAACTGGAATTTGAAAATATCATGACAGAGGAGGCGGCAGAAAATGGCTGATAAAGTACCTACCATAGGACAGTCTGCCGGCCGCATCGTTGACCTGATGCATCAGGCAGGGAAAGATGAACAGGTGCAGATGGCGCAGATTGGGAAAGTTCTCGTTCCACCGCCCAATATCGTGGTGGAGGTAAACAACATCCAGCTCACCAAGGAAGATGTCATCATTTCCCGGTACCTGCTTCCCGGATATACAAGGCATGTGGTAGGGGAAACGTCTTACCGCAGCGGCGGCAGCGGGGATGCTGAATATGCTTCCCATAACCATCCGGTGGACAATGATGAGACATGGACGGACACGTTGAAGCCGGAAACACTGGTCCTCGTCATCCCATTGGAAGGTTCTGCATCTCTTGAAGGGAACCAGCTGTATTGGATAGCAGATAGTGGGGTGAGGACATGAGTGAGGAATTTCCCTTCGTAGGAGCCAGTGATGCGGTCATCCAGGCGGCGGCGGAGACAGAAGAATTACCGATGTTCAAGGAATTCGCCTGGGATTTCGATGAGGATACATTTCTCTATGACAAATCGGGTAACCATATCCTTTTAGAAGGCGCCGAAGCCATCAAGACATGGGTATATAAGGCGCTTTCTACAGAACGGTATACCTATCTTGCTTATTCCTGGCAGTACGGCATTGAGATCAAACCATTTATCGGCCTGGTCATGGGCGTGGAGGAAAGAATCAGTGAGTTGAAACGTATGATTACTGAATGTCTTATGGTAAATCCTTATATTCTGTCCATTGACAGTATTACCTTTAACCAGGAAGGCCGAAAAGCTACGGTTGAAGTCTCTATGACTACCGTTTACGGGGAGGTGAATGCTTAATGTATACGGCAAGAGAACAGGCGGATATCCTCAAAGAACTGCAGGATGCCAGCGAGATTGAGGCCTCAAAAATCGAAGGAACCTTTGAAAATGATGTGCTGGCGTCTAACAGTCTGGAGTTCCAGAAAATAGAAGTGGAACTGGAGCAGGCTTATAAAGCGGCTTTTGCGGAGACTTCCTGGGGCGAATATCTGACTATGCGGGCTGCGGAATTCGGGGTAGATAGGAAGGCGGCGGTGAAAGCCGTTGGATCTGTGACGGTTTCCGGAACCAAGGGCGCTTCTATCCCACAGGGGTCTTTATTTGCAACGGATGATAATCTGATGTTTGCCACGGATGATGCGGCTGTTATTCCGGATACGGGACATGTTGATATAGCCGTTACAGCACAGACTGCCGGAATTGCCGGAAACGTTCTTGCGAATACAATTACCAGGATTCCTATGAGTATCCCCGGTGTGAGCAGTGTGACGAATACCGGTGCCATGCATGATGGTTATGATGAGGAAGATGATACCAGTCTCTATAATAGGCTGGTGTTCAAAGTCAGACAGCCGGCTACGAGTGGGAACGTGAATGACTATATTGAATGGGCCACCAGTGTGAGCGGTGTTGGAAAAGTAAAGGTTATCCCAATCTGGAATGGTAATGGAACGGTTAAAGTTATCGTCACCAACGCCAATGGGGAGGCGGCCTCTGATACGCTTCTCCAGGCAGTAAGGGATTATATTGAAAGCCGGCATCCGGTTGGGGCTGACGTAACTGTTGTAGCTCCGGAAATCGTTAATATTGCAATTGCTCTTACTGTTACGAATGGTACCGGAAATGCAGATGCCATTAAGGACCTCATTAATAAGTATTTCGTATCAAACGATTTTGATGGAGAGAAGGTAAGCTATGCAGTCCTGGGGAGGATGATTCTTGATAACAGTGATACAACCGGAGTACTCGACTATGATAATCTCACTTTGAATGGAGGCACATCCAATATTACGGTTACCAGTGAGCAGCTTCCGAATATCAGCGAGGTGACTTTCAATGGCTGATTTCAAATTTCTCCGAGTGAATCCGGTTAATTTGGCAAGGTATCTTCCTGCTTTTCTTTATAAGGATCCGCATTTTACGGCGGTTCAAAAGGCTTTACAGGAGGAACATGAGAACCAGAGACTTGCTCTCATTGATATAGCAAAGCAGTTTTTCGTGGCTACTGCCACATGGGGACTGGATGACTGGGAAAAGTTCCTGGGCATAGGAACAGATACGTCAATGACGGAGAAGTTTCGACGTGAGCGGATTATTAACAAAATCAATGCAAATGATACCGTGACAGCCGTATTCCTTACGAACCTGCTGAACCAATATCTGTATGATGGAAGCGGTACAGTTAATGATATTCCAAACAAATACCTTGTGGAATTCCTTTACCATGGCGGGCAGGTGACCAGCTATGAGACTCTGCGAAAGGCTATCAGGACATATCTCCCTGCCCATCTGGGATATAAGCTGATTACTATTACCCAGGGGAATACGGAACTTCATTCCGGAGGCACAGTGCAGTGTTTTCATTCGAATGTTGTTGATAGTTCTCTTACTTACCAGCTATCCATTCGGGATACTGTTCAATATCATGGCGGAGCCGTGATTCATATTTATAAATCCGAAAACGTTTTCGGGGGGGGCGAATGAATAATGGCAAAATTTCCTAATTTAACAATTACCAGCGAAGGCAAACAGATGCTTATTCAGGCTCAGAATGGCCATACTCTTAAATTTACAAGCGGAAAGCTTGGCTCCGGAGTACTGGCAGATAGTGATGATGTTTCAAGCTTTACTGATCTTAAAGCAGCGAAAATGACGCTGCCTATCACTAATGCGGATGATTCTAATAAAGAAAAATTAGTTCTTACATTTGACGTGTCCAATAGCGAGCTGGAGAACGGGTTCATTTCTCGTGAGCTTGGAATCTTTGCGAAACTTGATAGTGGCGAAGAAACACTTTATGCCTATTCCAACGCGGGGAACAATTATGATTACATCCCGGGGAAGGATACACCAACGGATGAGAACAGAATCGTGGTTTCCCTTGTAACATCCAGCGCGGCATCTATTGAAGTCCTGGTGGACGGCTCTATCGTGTATGTCCATAAGTCAGATGTAGAAAGCCTGATTGCAGAGCATAACACTTCGGAGGCTGCCCATGAGAACCTGCTGATGGTGACAAGCACTGCGGATAAGCCAGCATCCATGTCGGATAGAGGCCTTTGGGTAGAAATAAAGTAAAGGAGTAAACATCATGAGTATCTTAAAAGCAATCCTGCATCGCTGGAACAAAAACACCAAAACCTATGACACCATTCACCCGGAAACGGAAACATCCCAGATTACCGATTTCAATTCTGCGGTTGACGGGAAAATCAGCACTCATAATAATTCAAACACTGCCCACTCTGCGCTTTTTGGAAAGAAAGTGAATGTTGCAGGTGACGCAATGACGGGTAACCTGAATTTAAAAGGTGCGGCTCTACAGTTTACAAGAACAGACGATAATACAACGAACGGGAAAGACTATTTATTTGACCCGATAAATATTTCTGGCTCTGATGGTAATAGATATGGATTTATGCGAGTGATAAAAAAATCCAGCGGGTCAAGACAATTACAGCTTGGAAATGTAGATAATAATAATAATCCGTCAGGAAGTATTTCAATCAATACCGATAATAATGGTACTGCGATTAATGTACAGGGAATCACACCGAGTGACGGTGCGAACGATACATCGCTTACTACCGCAGAATGGGTCAATAAGAAACTTGGAAATTACGAAAAAACAGGAAGCCTTGCAAATGACATCATCACAAAACTGGCGCAGACTACTGTCATGTCTATTATCAGTACTCTTCAGACAGGTTCCTGGTTTGGGCAGCTGCTCAAATTGGTGTTGAATGCCAGCGGCGTTAAATATCTGATTGGTACTAATGGCTACATCTGCTTCGGCTCCTTTTTCGGAGGGCTAATTATACAGTGGGTAACCTTACAC